ACCAAAAAGGACGGTGAGGTTGTTTGGAAAAAGGTTCCTCACAGAGTCAATGGCAGATTGGCCCAGGTCACAAACCCAAAGCATTGGTGCGCCTATGAAGAGGCCATTGATGCCTACTTGATGGGCGGCTACGACGGCATTGGAATTGCCTTTGATGGCTCTGATGGCATTCAAGGCATTGATCTTGATAAGTGCGTTGTTGATGGCAAAATAAACCAAACAGCCACTGAGTTATTGGACCGGGTTGATGGCTACGCTGAGACCAGTCCTTCAGGTACGGGCATCAAACTGTTTACCAAGTCAAACCTGGCCATTAATGGTAAGAAGGGCAATGTCGAAGTCTATAAAGAGGGCCGTTACTTTACGGTGACTGGTCATCAACTCAATGGTCACGGCTCTTTGCCTGATTCGGTCCAAGATGTAGGTTGGTTTGTTGAAAGACACTTTGGGGCGAACGAGACTTTAAGCCTTGAGTCCTACAAGCCTCCACTTAATGACTGGGATCTTGAACGGGTTGAAACCGAACTGCTTCCCTTTGTTGGAGACATTGAACCCTATGACCTTTGGCTTCAGTTGGGTATGGCTTTGCATCATCAGGGCCGTGGCGCTGAGGAATGGATGGAGCTTTGGGACTCCGCTAGTAGGCAGACTGGTTCTTATAACCGCAAAGAATTGGTCACCAAATGGGACACATTCAGCGAACAGAGGAACAGTGGTTCAGGCGCCGTCACTTTGGCGTCGATCATTATGCGGGTGCAAGAAACCAAGAAGGTTGATCAGGCCAAATGTTTTGACCGTTGCAAGGCTTTGATCAGCGACGAAACTGATTTAGAGCGGCTCAGGACTGTTGTGGTCGACACGATCAAAGCTGAACTAGGTCTTGACCATCTGAGTCGAAATGGTTTGGCAGGCGTGCTTAAGTCTAAGTTTAGGGATTTGGGTTTGCCAATATCGATAGCCGACGCAAAGGGTTTGATCAAGCCTAAAGTGCATGAAGGAGTGCCTGATTGGTTAGGCGATTGGGTTTATGTGACGCATGAAGATATGTTCTTCAATGTTACAACTAAAAGAAAGGTGAGCCAACAGGGTTTTGGTGCTATGTATAACCGTTTCTGTGGTGATGACTCGGCAGCCGTACTTGCTTTGGATCTTTTTCGTATACCTACTCCTGACAAAATCATCTATATGCCAATGGCTGACGACATTTTTGAACTTAACGGCGTGCCTTGTGTCAATGAATACGACAAAAACAGTCCGCCAGATACGCCTTTGGTTTTTAGCTCCGCAGGACTTGAAGCCATTGAGACGGTTAAGAATCATTTGGCAATGATCTTGATTGAACCAAATGCAGTTGAGATCATGATAAGTTGGATGGCCTTTAATGTTCAGAATCCAGGTGTAAAGATTAGATGGGCCCCTTTAATCAAGGGCATAGAAGGTGATGGCAAATCAGTGCTTAGTGATCTGATGTCAGGGGTCATGGGCCACGTTAATGTGGGTACCGTATCTCCTACCGTGCTTAGCGGGGCGTTTACCGGTTGGGCCGCCGGCAGGTGTGTTAATGTTTTGGAAGAGATTCGCATGGTTGGTCATAACCGCCATGATGTGCTGAATACCATAAAACCGTACATCACGAACAGCCATGTGACGGTCCATCCTAAGCGTGTCAACGAGTATGTATCGCCAAATACAACCAACTACATTGCATTCACTAATCACAGTGACGCGCTACCATTAGATGACACAGACCGGCGTTGGTGGGTTAATTTCACGCCTTTTAGCAGCCAAGAAGAGTTGATTCAAGTGGCTGATTCTGCCTACTTTAAGCTGCTGTTTGACGCCGTCAATAACCATGCACCGACTCTTAGGAAGTGGCTGCTTGAGTACAAGTTGAGCCCTTTGTTCAACCCAATGGGACAAGCACCCGCGACAATGGCTAAGAATCAGATGGTCGGTTTGAATACCAGCGATGAATTTGAAGCTGTAAAAACCCTAATTGGCGAAGGGGGACACGGCTTTAATGGCCAAATACTGTCTAGTAGGCACTTCACAACGACACTAAGTTTTGTTGAAGACGTTGAGGTTCCTAAGTCCATGGCACTACACAAAATGCTCATGAAATTAGGTTTTTCTAAGCTTGGGCACTCTGTAAAGTGGGACGGAAAAATGTGTACTGTATGGACAAAAGGATCGGTTAGTCGATCCTTTACCGGAAAAAGTCGGGACGAAATCAACGAGCTCGCGCGTGAACTTTTGAACCTGACTAGCAAGAATGATGTTTTGAGCTAGGAAGTCCCGATCTTTTAGTTTTTCTCGACCCTATTTAAGTTGTTGATTTATATAGCTTTTATATATATTAGGATCGAGGATCGAGAATATACAAATTACCAACCATAAAAAAATATAAAAAAGAGAATAAGAAAAAATATATATATACCGGTGGAAATGAAACTGAAAATCCTCGATCTTCGATCTTCGATCCAAAAATGAATAAAATGATTGCATACAAGATTAAATCAGAGTCTAGTGAACAGACAGCGCTAGTGGCTAGAGTGCGCAACTTCCATCCTGACCTGGTTTTCATGTCGATTCCAAATGGCGGTAAGCGGGACGCTCGAGTAGCGGCGCAGATGAAGCGCGAAGGGGTTTTGGCAGGAGCGCCTGATTTGTTTCTGGCAGAGCCTAGACACGACAAACATGGTTTGTTCATAGAGATGAAACGCGTAGGGGGTAAAACTAGCGACAAACAAGACATAATCATTGACAAGCTGCGTGCCAAGGGCTACGAGGTCGTTATATGCGAAGGGGCAGATAAAGCCTACGGTGAGTTATTGCGCTATGTATATGGTAGCACACTCCCTCAATGGCTTAAGCGCTTCGTGGATGATCCTGGCGAGACTGGCATACCAAAAAACAAGACCACTAAACAGATTTAGAATCTGAAAAAGAACATTTAACTGAAGGAGTTGATTTATGCAACTGAGAACACCTGCGCCAAGAGGTGCAAAACCCGGATCAAACAACGGCGGAGGCGCAAAACCTGGAGGCGCAAAACCTAAAGGTTCAGGCCGTGCTGTGGGTACACAGAACAAAATAACATTGACAGCCAAAATGGCCATAGCCGAGTTTGTTGATGGCAATGCTCACAGGTTAACCGGCTGGCTAGACGACGTTGCTAACGGCACGCCACTGCTTGATACAAAAGGCAATCAGGTATATGACAATGAAGGCCACAAAGTCTATCTTGTGCGTCCAAACCCTGAGAAAGCATTCAACCTGTTTCAATCCGTGGTTGAATACCATGTGCCTAAGCTTGCACGCAGTGAGATTAGTGGTCCCAATGGTAGTGCTATTCAGACCGCCAATGTGAACCTCAAGGGTTTGACGGGTGACGAGCTCTTGCAGATGGAGGCCCTGATGATTAAGGCTCAAGACCCAGGCATGTCATGACCATAGGCACACCTATGATGCAATTGCTTGAAGATGCAAAGCGACAAGAGCGTGAAAGGATCATTTCACTGGTCATGGGACTTGAATCACAGTGCCTGGCAGTCAAGGACTCTTTTCCTGATACCCAATCAAAAGTTGAAGTCTTACGGCTTTTGATCACAGCTCTTACAAAGCCGTGAGTTTGTCGCCTACAGTTCTACGGGACCTCATTGCCAAAGAGAAGCTTCGCCGCTTAGGCCGTGACAACCTGTATGAGTTTGTCAAACAGTGCTGGCATGTAATTGAGCCTGGGGTGCCATTTGTACCAAGCTGGCACCTGAACACTATCTGTGACCACCTTGAAGCAGTCAGCGATGGTGATATTCAGCGGCTGCTCATTAATATTCCACCAAGGCATTCCAAGTCCACGATTACCGTGGTCTGGTCTGTGTGGGAATGGATAACCAACCCTGAAGAGAAGTTCCTCTGCGCTTCGTATTCGGGGGTTCTATCAATCCGTGACAACTTGAAGGCCAGGAGGCTGATCGAATCACCGTGGTTTCAAGCCAATTACGGTGATTCGTTTAAGCTGACCTCAGACCAAAATCAAAAAGGTCGGTTTGAAAATGACAAAACCGGTTACCCACTGGCGACCTCGGTGGGTGGAACCGCCACGGGTGAGGGTGGAACGCGGTTGATACTGGACGACCCCCACGGCGCACAGGACGCCCAGTCCGACGCCATGCGGGAGACCGCCCTTGAGTGGTTCAACTCGGTGTGGGCCACGCGGCTGAACACGCCTAAGCGTGACTCAATGGTGACAATCATGCAGCGTCTCCATGAGAAAGACATCAGCGGCCAC